CTCCCTTACTACCGAAGTGTATAGTTTTTTTACCATCAAAAACTGCTTTGTATCGTTTAGTAGTTTTATCACTCTTTGTAATAACTAACGGCATTTATTATAATACGAGAAATTAAGAAATTGCTAAACCACCTTGATAAAAAAATACCTTAATGACAATTTCACCAGCGTATCCATTAGGGTTCATAGAAGAAACATACAACCCCCAACTACGATCTGCTTGAATAATTTGAGGACTTGAAAAAACTGCAAATGTTGCGACATTTTCCTCCAGAGAAACATTAGCAGAACCCATAATATCGGTAGATCCAGTATCTAAATTAGCAATATTCGCTGTATCACCTCTTGCTCTAACTTGAAAAGTAAAAGCAGTTAAACTTTCGGTATCACTATCAGAAGAAACAGAAATGGCGTAAGGAATAATAGGCACAGGTGTTTTAACACCACGAACAGAATTGTATTGATTACTATCAAATGTGGGAGAGTGATGCAACCAACTCCCTTGAGACCAATTATTAGAAGAATTGGTGGGTTGTATGAATGAATGAACTTGACTAATTAACGGATAATCTCCGTGAGTTTTATAATAATAAGAAGATATAGTGCTTTCAACACCAACAACACCACCAACAACCAAATCATCATCAATACCAACATTACCATTAACAACTAATGCTTCTTGTGTATTAGTAGTTCCTATTCCTACATTACCATTAAAAATAACATTATCACTACCACGAACTATATAGAAAGCATCTACGGGGGTGTTTCCTGCCGTTCCAAAAATAAGGCGATTAGCATTACCATCATAACGGACACTTCCACCATAATAATTTGTTTCACTCGCATAACCTTCAGTTAAATATAAACCAGCAGTATTCGGGTTGTTCGTTTCTACTAATATATTTAAATTTGCCCCTGAATTTTTAAGATGTAATCTTTCATCAGGGGTTGATGTTCCAATACCTATATTACCATCAATAGATATATTACCCGACACATCCAAATCGTTATAACAATGTAAATTACCACCAGTATTACCCCCAACACTAACATCACTATTAGAGTGATAATTTAAGTATAATTTTCTTCCAAACGCCCCCAAAAGTCCCTCGCCATAAGTATCTATATGATGTGGTTCTCTACTTCTTCTAACTGATGTTCCAGTCAGTATAAACTCTTGGTTGTTATCATTAGCACTTGATACAATCTGTGTGTATTTACCATTTCCTGATATATCATCACCAATAGATAAATTTTTATTAATTTCCACATTTCCCACGCTTGTTATTTTCATACGTTTATAAGCATTATCTTCAGGGTGAGACGCTGGGTTTATGTTGCCTGTTTTAAAAATAATACCACCATCATTCGAGACAGAATTAGCAATATTAAGTGCGTTATTGTCCGTATATATAGAACTCCAAATCTTACCATTATCTTGTTTGAAATCTATATAGCACGTATCATTCTCATCATTATTATCAGTATCCGCTTCCAAAGTTAAAACACAATTTCCACTCGTCCCACTGCTAATATGTAAATTTGAAGAAGGGTCGTTAGTTCCTATGCCTACGTTATTTGAGAAAGTTTTTACACCACCAATATTTTGGTCGGTTGTTGTATCAACAAAAGTCGTAGAATTAGGAGGAAGCAAGTCATCTAATGTCTGTCCCTTATAGTAAATTACGTTGGAAGGATTGATCGTAAGATCTCCATTTATAGTTGTAGCACTAACATCTAACGTCCCATTTATAGTTGTAGCACCAGCACTTAACGTTCCATCTAACGTTAAATTCCCAGTCATCGTATCCCCACTCTTACTAACTTTTAACGCATCTCCATCAATACGGGCAGTTTCTTCATTATCAATATTCGTCTGTAAAGTTGTATCAGCACTCGCACGGGTAGATGCTTCACTATCAATATTTCCTTGTAAAGTATTGTCAGCAGTATCAACATATGATTTATTAGTTAAATGTGTATCGTCAGTCGGGTCAGAAGCAGAGATAATATTACCACTCCCCCTATTTATTCGCAGTGCCTCAACTCTTGGAGTATCATTTCCAGTATAATTGTTCTGTGTTCCAATCACAAAAAAATTATTATTAGGATCACCATTATATTCCATATAAGCACCTTGTATTCTATTCCTATTGATAAATCGTTCTGTTAAAAATATAGAAGATATACCTTCATAAGGCACGCTATTTTGATTACTATTGAGTAAAATATACGGGTCAAAATCCCCTGTATTAGAAGAGTGTTCTATGGTTAAATTCCCATCTTGTATAGTTAAATCCCCAGTCATCGTATCCCCACTCTTACTAACTTTTGTGGCAACATTCGTAAAAACTTCGTTTAATGATAAATCGTTATTTTCAATTTCATTTTGTAATTCAACCAAAGTATCATAACCTGAACCAGCATTACCAATAAGAGCATCAATAGCAGTAGTTATAAGAGTTCCAACTTGTGTAGCAGTCTGTAAAGTAGAAATAGTTTTAGAACCAAAAATAGCATCACCATCTGCTTGTATAGTAAAATTCTCACCTGAAACACTTTTGAGATTACTAATAGAAGCATTTGAACCCGAAGCAGTTTTAAAATTGAGAGTATCTAAACCTTCAATAGAAGAACCTGAAAAGGATAATACATTAACACCTGTGATATTATTACCATTAAGATTTATATTACCATTCACATTAACAGCACTATTACCAGTAATATTAATAGTATCACCTGAAATAGTAGTAATAATACTATAAATATCAGTAAAAGCAGGTGTAATTTGTGTGTCCCCAGTTCCGTATCCAGTAGCAGAAGTAAAACCATTAGCAGATATAACATCAGCAGTAATATCAGTAGAACTAATATCAGTAGCAGTAATTTCATTAGCATCAATTAATCCCGACGAAGTAATATTATAAATCCCTGCTTCGTTTGTTTGTAAAAGTGGAAGAGGAAACGCACTATCAACCAAATTAATCTGTCTGCTCTGTTCTAATGCTTCAATTGCGATTGCTTGTTCTACATTAGTAGCGTTTGCGGTAGCAGCAGCAGCAACACCCGCCAAAGCAGTCGTATATGCAGAATATGCTAATGTTGCGACAGTTGCGAGTGATACAACCGTTCCTGCTCCAAAAATAGCATCAAAGACACTAATACCAGTATCGGGGTCAGTAACATTAATATTATCTAACTCGTTCTGTAAATTTTGTAGTGTATTTTCAACATCAGTAATACGACTATCATTTAACGAAATATCAGCAATATTAACCTGAACCAATCCTGAAATGTCTTCAATATTAGAAATGTTAATCGCAACATTTCCAGATAAATCCACAACAACATTTTGAAGTGCGTAATGATTGCTTGATAAATCATAATGAGAACTGGAAATATCAGCAATATCAGCAGATAAATCTTGTATAGTGGTATTCTGTAATACATAAAAATTAGTAGATAAATCAACGAGAACACTTTGTAAAGCATAATCACCCGAAGGGTGAAATCGGTCATCTAATGTTTGCCCCTTATAAGTGATTTCTTTATTATCCAATATCGTAAGTCCGTCCTGTGTTAAATGCATTCGAGATGTTCCATTAGTTCTAAAAAATAGAATTGCTGATGATGGTGTTTCGTCATATGCGTTTAAATACGTAACCCCTGACGCGCTTTGAATGAGAGCGTATTGTCCTGAAGCAAATCTATCTTTATTAGCAAAATAAGCACTTGTAGAACCATCACTACCGATTTTAGCATAATCTACAGTTAAATCCCCAGTCATCGCATCCCCAACAACCTTAACAAAACGTTCATCTAACGTTTGACTTTTATAATTAATTTCGTTAGAATTGTTTATAGTTAGAGTGCCTGTAATAGACGAATTACCATCTAAAACAATCGGAGTAAGATTATCACCAATAGTAAAATAACTACCAACTGGATTAATATCAATCATATTTCGCAGTCCAGTATAACCCGAATTAGTGCCCTGTGTTTGTAATCTAAAAAGACCTCCATCATTTATTATTCTCCAATCATAATTGCCGTCAGCACCAAATGTAGAACTATTACGTATTAAGTCAATAGTCGGTTTGCGACTACTAGTTGCTTTACTCCACAAAGTAAGTGTAGGATTTTGTGAAGAACTTTCAATAAGCAAATCACCAGTCATCGTATCACCTGATTTTGAAACTTTTGTATCAACGACACTTGATAAGTCTTGAACTTCACCATTTAGTGTATTTAGAGAACCTGAAACATCATCAATAAGAGATAAATTACTACTAATATTAGTTGCTAAATTAATTAATGTATCGTTAATATCGTCAATATTATCACCCCCAGTTAAAGACAGAGAATTAGTGTTTGTTCCGTAATCCATTTTTATATATATAGTATGTATATATAAATGAGTGCTTTTTCACCATTAGGGCAGAGAGGTTTTAATCCAATAACAACACCACTACCTCACAGCGAACAGACTAATCGTCGTGAGTTTGAACCATTAAGAGGAGAAGTTCGTATAGCGAGAAATATTCCAGTATCTGATAAAACACATTTCCGACCAATAGTAAAGACACATAATAGTAATGCAAGTCCTGATATATTTGAACCACCAGCAACACGTAGAAAATTAAACAAAGATGTTTCATTTCCAGATTTTTAAAATCTAATAATATACAAATGGTAGAGAAGAAGGATATATTATTAGCGTGTGGATTAGGAGGTTTAGTATATACGTTTTATGAATTCATAACACCAAAAATAGTTTCCAAAGAAGTAAAGGAGAACATAGATAAAACATTAGATAGTTATGTATTAATAACAGGATTACAAAATTTATCAAAAGTATTTAACCAACAGGAAGAAGAATTATAATTATATATATATATAATGGGTGGCGGTATTTCAAGACCATTAGGAAACTCTCACGGCAATCACGCACAACTACATCGTGAGTTAGTAGCACAAGCATTATTGCGTAGAGAAGATTTACAGGATATGTCGGCAAGAGGAGCAAGATATAACACTGAATTGAGAAAATTAGCACAACGTGCAGTAAGAGAGGTAGAAAGAGAAGGAGAAGACGACGAGCAGGTTGCTATGTATAGCGAAGATACAAGAGCACAGATGAGAAACGCAGAGAGGAATAGTCAATATTTCGAAAGAAACAAAATGGCGAAAGAAGATAAAAAAGGAAAACGAAAAGGTGGAAGAAGAAGAGATTAATAAAATAAATCCTAAATAAATCTAAAAAGAACAAAAATATTACATTATTATGAGATTTACGATAAAAAACCTCATAATATACTCTTTTTATGGTCTTTTTATACCTTTTTTGAGGGTTATAATATAGAAACCCGCGGGTTTCTATATTATAACCCGTTCTAAACGCTCAAAAAGACCTTTTATTATGAGTTTTTTATCATAAATCTCATAATAATCCTTGTAAATATGTTTTTTTTAGTCCTTTTTAGATTTATTTAGGATTTTTTTTATTAATCATTCTTAATATAGTTCTTCTGTTCCGACAAAGTGTGCGCCATCATCTCTGCATCCCGTTTCATCTCGTCCAAATTATCACCATATTTCCCAGTCAAATAAATATGTCTTAACATACTCACACTTATCTTCTTACCAAACAGAATATTTAAATGGTTTCCTATCCAAGCGATTGATGTAGGCGGATTTCCCATACTCATACGAAGTAATTTTTCACCCTTCTTAATATCATAAAACTCAATATGTCTTTCCAACACACTCTTCAAATCATCAGGAACTTTAATCCTATCTTGTCCGCCGTGCTTCGCCGTCTTGTAATTATTAAATACGAACTCATTTTTTTCCCTATCATAATAATTCTTCTGCTTATCATCGTCAGCATCATCTACATACATCTCAAAATAATCTAATGTCCTACGGGGCGGTATTAATACATATAACGCCAATAGCATTACTCGTGCTACTTTTTCACGGGCATTTTTATCTCTCATTATTTCCTTCTTCGTATCTTCGTCCAATAACCCATCTACATAACGATTTAATTTCTCATAGCGTTTTAATACATCTTCCCAGTCAATCCAATTTTCTTCTTGTCTTTCTGTCTTCGTGTTTGAATTTTCATAAGTCCTTGCTTCATTCATCGCATCTTTCATCATCTTACCATAATAATTAAGCAAAGTCTTCGGTGTGTTTTTATTTGCGTTTAACACTCCCATTATAGCGGATAATGTATTTTTTCGTGTTGATGGATTTTTAATACCATCTAATTTTTCTGTTATTTCATCTTTCTTTTTTAAGAAAGCAATACTTTTAAAATCCTTTCCGTCATTTAGTTTTCTCACTTTTCCTAAATATAAATTTGCGGAATTTTCGCTTTTTCCGCTTTCCTTCATAGCATCTGCTATTTTTACCATAAAAGCATTAACCATATTATAGTATGTAATTAGATTTTTTTTAAGTATTTTTTAAAATCAATTTTTACATTTATTAAATCTAATTTCACAATTACTGCCTTTTTTCATAGATACATATTCAGGGTATTTCACACATAATATTTTCGCCATTACTTCATTTATTTTTTTACGAGGTTCTCCATTTCCACAACCACCCTTACTATGTTTTTGTTGTTTTACACAGATGTTATTATACCTTGTTATACAACCATCTCGTTCATACATTTTTATACACATTTCGTAATCTTCCTTTTCTGCAAGTTCAGGGTAATACTTTGTATCGTGATGATTTATTATTCCGTAAAAACAACCAGCACAAAATCTTAAATCGGTAGTTAGGTTCTCTTTTAGTGAGAACCAACTATCATTTTCATCTACTTCTTTCGGTTTCATAAAAAATGGATTGGATACTGGATACACTCCCCACATTTTACTTTTATTTAGTCTATAAAATGATTGCCTTATTAATTGATGTAGGTTCTCCACTTTACTCAAAGTTTCATTATCTTTTGCTTGAAACACACCAGTTATATCATCATCTATAAATACCAGTTCTGTCCTTTCATTAAAATAATCCATTATAAAACGCCGTTGCTTACATATTCCTAATTCTCCTACAACTATCTTCTTATAGAGTTCCTTCGGCACTCGTTCCCTATATAATTTCTTTTCTTCTTTGTTTGCTACGAATATATAAATACACGATTTTGGAACTCTCCCTTCTTGTAAGGTTCTCAAAGTCTTTTCTGTTATTATATCACTTCTGTTATAACTCGGTATTGCTACTCGGTATTTTGCTATATAATCTGTGAGTTGTTTCGGTGTTAAATCTATTGTGTAATATACTAATGAATATCGTGTTCCTTCCAAATCGTCAGTATTCCAGTGTTCCTTTTCCTTACCATCAAAATATACTGGGTTCTCTCTTGTTTCCAAATGTTCTCCCTCTACCATTAATTTACAACCTTTATAATTTCCAAACGATACTATCATACTAATACCAGTATTTCCTTTATCCTTATGTGGCGGACATACCACATTTTTATTTACGTGTATGTTTGTAAATTCAAAATTACAATACTTATTTCCATACTCTACTAATGCTTCAAATACATCAGGGTAATTAATACTTGGTGTTGTTAAACCTACTGCTTCGTATTCTATATTTCTCATACCAAATGTTAATTTTTCGTGAGTATTAAACCCTCGTGAATATTGACCTCCTTTTTCTTTCAAATTCCATTTTAATTCAGGGTTCTCCAATAAGTCAAATAATTTCTTGTATTCAGGTTTCATTATATATTAGTATATACAAAAAATATTATCCTAATATATAATGACGAAACATAAAGGTTCTAAAATCCACAAACAACAACAAGTTCAATCTGTTAGACAATCAGTTCATATTCATTTAGACACACGCAAGAAACAAAGACGAAGAAAGAAGGCACGGGCGTTTAGACCTGTTGCTATGCCTCCCCCAGTTATGCGTGTTGTTAGTAATCATATTGTATTACCTGAAAATGCTGGTATTCCACCTCAAAATTTTTTCGAGCAACGAGCACTTAAAAATCAAATCGCAGAACGCAGTAGATTATTAAACCAAGAAAAAACTAAATTAGCAGAAGAAGAGAAACAAGAATTACAAAAGCATAATGAAGTTAAAAAGGAAGAGATGCAAGTTAGAGAAGATGCTGTTGCTGAATTATCTACTATTATGGAACGAGAACCGAGAACCCCCGAACAATTAACAAAAGCAAAAATGCTATATCCTAACAGGCGTAATTTTCCAAAAAGTGCTGAAAGCATACAGGCGTTAATTGATAAGGCAGGTGGAAAACCTAATTACCAAGAACCAACACAGGGTTCTCTCGCTCGTGAAGCACAAGCGGAATATGACCGCCGTAGAAGATTAAAAGAAGAGTATATTAAAACTGGTATTCCTCCAAGAGTTAGTGATGATTAATCTTCTTCTATAAATTTTAATTTATTGAAATTTTTATAATATGTATTATCTCGTTGATTGTAAAATAAGAAATTGTATTTTTCGTCAAATGTGTAATCCAATAAAGTTTTCAAATCTTTTCTATCCAAAGAAAATACATCTTCGGCAAAACTCTGGATTTCTATTATAGATTTTGGACGGAATACTATATAACAATCTATTAGAGAACGCAACGATTTAGGAAGCGAACGGAGTGTGAGTAGTGTGATTATGATATTTAGACGATAATGTCTGTGTTTAAATATCAACTTCTTTAATGCTTTTTCTATCTTCTTATCTTTCATTTCCTCACTCCAATCGTCCAGTATCAAACAACTCTCGCCATCTTCCTCTTTTACTGCTATTGCTTTTTCTGCTATTTCTTCCAACATAGGAACTGATAAATTAAAATATGTTCTCTCTTTACTATGGTCTTTAAAAGGGTGGTTTTCTTCACTTTCATACACTTCTTGTGGTGTGCTGTAATATACCTCTTCAAATACTCTTTTAAATACTTTGTCCTTTCCTCCTGCAGTCATTAAACTATTTGTAAAGGTGCTCTTCCCTGACCCCATAGACCCAGTTATCACATAGACTGCACACTTATCTATAAAAGGGGGTGGAACTCCTAATGATTTATCTATCGTCTGCTTCGTCTTCTTTATTTTTAACTCACTATGGTCTATTTCTTCTATTTTCATAATATTATATTATAATACGATATAATATTAATCACCATTATCACTACTGCTACTGCTCGGTAGTTCTTCGCTACTTTGTAATATTTCTATTCCTATATGTTCGCTGGTTCTCGGCATTTCAAATAAAGGGTCTTCGTATTTCCGTGTTAGAATATTTGCGTTCTCGGTTATTTTTCTAAACCGATTATACATCTCATCTAAACAATCTTTTCCTGTTTGTAATCTATGAATTCTATTAAGTGAGAGAACCTTATATATATCGGTTGCTAAAAAATAGTAATCTTTACTCGCTACTAAATCTATTTCCATATGTGCCTGTATTCCTAAATATTGTTCTATACTTCCTATGATTACTACAAGCAACGCCATTAAACAAGTTGCTCCTGAAATGTATTGTTGTGCTAAATACTTTTCAAGTCCCACACTCGCCACAGAATTCAAAGAACTGATTATAATTATCGGGATTTTGTAATACTTCAAGATACTCTTGTTCTGTAAATGATTTTTTTTGTGGCGTTTGTGTAGTTTGGTCGCATCTTGTCTTATTTTCTCCAATACGATTTCTTGGTCGTCGCTCCAATCCATTTACATTATCATTATGTTTTTTTGTTTTTAAATGTCGTGCCTTTATTGTATAACTATATTCCTGATTACATACATCACAAGTCCATCTCCATTTTGATATTTTATCATTCCAGTATTTCGTTTTTTCAGGGTATTTTTCTCTATATTTTGCTCGTGCTTTGTTTCTTATAACACGTCTTTCTTCGCTGGTTAAATATGCTCTTACGCTGTTTAAAGATGGTTTCAATTCATTCATATAGTGTTGCTCTCGTTGTCTAATACTCGTTCTGTCTTCTGCTTTATTTTCTTCTAAACTTTCAAAAACCCAGTTGGAGAACCCCCCGTTTAATTTCATACAATTATATAATTTTATTGCGGGTTTTTCATCGTAATCCTTTTTGTGGAATTTTATACGTTTCTCTAAATCTATTGTTGAACCTATATAAATATCCTTTACGGAATTGTCCTTACAATAGCATTTATAAATAATGTAATTCATTATACATTATTTATACATTATTTTTTGGGATTTATTTGGATACATTAACAGACCCGTCCATCATATTGATTTCAAGAATGAGGTCGTGGACAGCAAACACATCGACATCCATAGAAAGATTGTTTGTATCACATTTAATCTCAAGGAAGGAATTAGAGTTTATGGTATCCATACCTGAGACGAGACCACGAACTTGCCCGTAACCTGTCTCTTCGAAGTCCAGTCCGAGAGCGTAAGCACCATTTCCAGCGTCAGCGCCCGAAGTTACACCATCACCATAGAGGTAATCGTCGTTGTTATAGACAACATCAAAATCAGGGGAGTGTTGAGCGTGGAAACATTTAACGAGTTCTTGGAAACCCTCGCCAGCGTAGGACGTAGTTCCATCACTCAAATTAATAGGAACAGACGGGTATTGACGACCCTCAATACGCCAAACATATTGTTGTATGTTAGGGAAGTAGCGTCCGCCAGTTGTGTTTTTACTCGCCTTTCCAGTTCCGTTAGCACCATCAGCATCGTTTCTACGGAATACTGCAAAGTAATTTTTAATGGAAGAGAAACGAGCGGGGACAAGAATGGTGTGATTACCAGCGGGGGCGGCGGTGCTGTTGAAATTTGAGCAACCTGACCCGTGGATTTTGAATACGCCCCCTGCCTCTTGCACGAGAGCAGAATAAACGGCGGGGTTGATATCTAAATAGTCACAATTCAAACTGATTTTATCCATAGTGTAAGCAGGACTTCCCGAAGAGTATTGAAGTGCCTCGTCGTTAGGACTGAGGGTCAATCTCAATCTGATCCCGTCCACTGCGGGACAGTATTGAGAGCACATAGTTCCAATAACAGCACTGTAAAGAGGGATAGAAACACGGATTTTGGTGGTAAGGTCTTTACCCGACTTTTTAGCATCTACAAGGGCAGTTCCAAGCGTAGCACCAGTGTCATCGTCAGTAGTTGGAACATTAGGAGCAAACTGGGCGTGTCCTGAAAGGATAGAACCGATGTTCTGCGCTCTGCTCTTATTTTGGTGGTCTTCAACTAAAGCGGCGAACACGTTGTAGCGGTCCAGTAATTCTACGGATTGATTACCAATTATGAGTTCTAAACCACGAATGAGCGAAGAAGCAGAACCATTACACAAAGTAGCAGCAGCAGAAGTTTTTAGGTCAAAGCAAAGGGACGAGTTCTGTCCATTCAAAAACACGGAATTTCCTGCAGGCAGTGCAAAATAGATGTCCTGGGTTCCTGAATTTCCAGTAATAGATTGAGTGTTCTCGGGTTGAACCGAAACAAGGCGGGATTTGGCAGAACCCATAGAGCGGAAACCAGTAAGGTCGAGATGAGGCGTAATCGCAGTATCCATTATATAATATACAATTATATAATAAATTAATACTCACAAACATCTATTTGAAAACTCACTAAAAATAAACTCGCTTCTGTAAATGTTTCCTGAACCAAATGTTCTAACTGAATTGTAAAATCACTTAATGGTAATTCATTCATTATAAATTGAGGTTGGTGTGTTATGTGAGAACTTCCTTTATTATTTGTCGTTGTTACATTACCGCCTAAAACACCTAATAGACAACGATTATTTCTAACTATACTATTTCCACTTACATCTAAAACATTACACTTTCCTGTTAATTCGGGAATTCCACTTAAAAAAACCACGTGGGGTTCTAAATCACTTGAATTCGCTGCGGTAAAAAACGATATTTGATTTACACTTAATTTTATTTTATTACTCGGGTCTTTCTTATAAACCCGTGTAAAGTTGAATTTTTGAGATGTTGAAGCACCCGAGCAAATAAAGGTCTGTTGATACGTGTCTAATACTTTAACCATTATATATTACATACATATAATAGTTTATCTGCGAAGAGCATTCAACTCTTTACCAGCACCATACGCTGCTGAACTTTGCCGTCTTGTTTCACTCAACGCCGCTCTTCCTGCTAAACCCGCCTGAATTACATTAGCGGTTCCACCCGCAGTATCGCCGCTTGCTATTTGTTTAGCACCACGAACTATTCCTTTACCTGCCTGTAATCCAGCACCAGCACTTCTTGCCCCAGCACTTACAGCACTCGAACCTCGTTTCGCTATTTCAACAGCAGGTAGGAATTCAGGAGCAACAGCACCTACCAAAGGTTCTACCATCGTTAAACCCTTCGCAATTCCACCAGCAACCTTTTCAACTGCAGGTAATGCTTTCTCTCCAAATTCAACCGCAGTATGTAAAGCGTGTCCCGCTTTGTGTCCGAACCTTTTTAAAGCACCACCCGCTTTGTGCCCGAAACGTTTTATACTTTGAGATGCTTTCTTGAACCACGACATTATATATTAATTATTTCATTTTTTGTTTTTTTCTTGTTCTTGGTTCTCCTCCCGTATCCTATCCTTCAATTTATTTCCACGAACTGGTAAATATTGTAATGCCTTTCTAAATGTATTTACTAATGTATCTTCTAATACTAAATCATCTACCCTTATATAATCTACTCTTATTGTTAAGAAAAATTGATGGTCGCCATTCAAACTTAAAAACTCCCTTTCGTCATCGTGAAGACTTACATTCAATTGTGTTATACTCCTATTGTTGATTGTTGCTAAAAAAGGTTGATTATTAAAATATTGTAGCATCGTATTCGGTGGTGTTGTTATTGGTAATCTTATCATAGTTGAACCTCCTTGTCCGCTTTGGTATGTATCTATATTGTTCGTTGTTATATTGTTTATCCTTACTACAACTCCACTCGTGTATGTTAAATTCAGAATTTCATCAAAACGATATGGTAATGAATGACTGCCTACCGAGAACCCTAACAAAATATCTGCGTGATTTGCTATATCGTCAAATGTTATACTTGATAGGGTTGTTGATGTTAGTTGATACTTGCTTAATATATCGTTAAATGTGAATGTCAAATCCTTTTCTCCCATTAGTCCATTCAATACTGGGGTTAATTGAGATACTCTATAATTTCCTTCGGGGATTGTATATACAACACTATCTATTGAGAACTTGTTATTTTTTTCATTTATTGTGTAAAATGATAATGGAATTGAAGCACTCTCTATTCCTAAAACCATCTTGTGCGGGTCTTCGGGGTGTAATAATAATGGTGGTGATATATCAAATACATAATTGCTGTTATTTATTTTGTGTGCTGATGGTGATGAACTATCTAAAAATATCTTATGACTTGAATGTGTTATACTCATATATACTAATATATGACTATATTTTATAATCTTCGTAATCTTGGCGGGGGTTGTATCGGTGTGGGTTCTCTATAATCATCTTCGTAAGTTACTCTTGGTGCTGGTTTCTTCTTACGAATTACACGGCGTTCAATAATTTCTTCGTCACTACTTTCTTCTTCTACTACTTCTATAATCTTCTTCTTCTTCTTCTTGGGTGCTTTTTTTACTGCTTGTTTTTCCTCTTGTGCTTGTTTTTCTAACTCCTTCATTAGTGCGGTTTCACTATTATAGGATTTTCGCTTCGCTCTCTTTGGTTTCTCTAAATCACTTCTTTCTTCTTCTACTGGGGGTTCAACGATGTTTTCTTCAGCGGGTTCAACGATGTTTTCTTCGGGGGGTTCAACGATGTTTTCTTCAGGAGTTGGTTCTAAAGGTGGTGTCTGCCCGACTGCTTTTATATGCTTCTGTGTCTTCAAATGACGCTGGTAGTTCTTCTTCAAATTCGTTTGAAACTCACAAACTTCACAAGTATATTCAACCATTATACATTACTCGTAGATATTCTTTTTATTCTTTTTTTAATATTTTTTTACTAAAAAAGGAATAATTATAATATTATGGGGGTTGTGAATGATGATTGTTTATTTAACCCGCTCATTTCTCTTAACCCGCTCATTAACCCGCTCAACCCCATATTTTTTTTTCTCTCTCTTTTTATTCTATTTCCTTACCATTTACCCTCTTATATCTATTCTTATAGAATAGAATAAATAACATAGAGCGGGTTGAGCGGGTTGAGCGGGTTAAAATGAAACCAGCATAGAAAAGTGATGGAAGGGGGGAAAATCCCCCAAATAAGAATTTTATGAACGGAGTTCAAACCCCC